CATGACATTCGCCTGGGCGCAACCTTCTTCGATGATGTACTGGAATGCCGAAAGAATTTTGAACTGCGCAAGAATGACCGTGGCTACAAAGTAGGGGACATCCTTCGCATGATGGAATTCAAGGAAGGAAAAAACACCGGAAGAATCGTGGAGCGAAAAGTCATCTACATGCTGGAAGACTACACCGGACTGGAAGATGGATTCTGTATCATGGGTACAGCACCTGTGGAGCAGATTCAGGAAGCGGGAGCTGATGCAGCAGACGGAGCGGGACAGGACGCAGCTGCGCTGGTATTGAATTATGGAGCATGATGAACAGAAGCGACTATGTCACACCGTGTGGCGGGTGTGCATGTAACCACTGCCTGCACAGCGTGGAATGCACGGACAAGCTGACCAGACAGGAATGTCTGGCAGCAGTCCCTTGCTTCAACTGTGACGAATGCAGGCACTATGGAGGAACAGGCACGGACAACTGGAAGGGAGAATGCAACAAATGCAGGATAACAGACCAGCAGGCGAAGAGACTGCGGAAAAGAATCAAAGTGATAAAGAGCAGCTGAAGCTGCAACACGACACCTTCGTGGAGTTGATAACGAAGGCGGCAGGTAAAAGAAGATACTTCAGGGACTTCATGGAATGGCTGGAAAGCACGGACTTCTTCAGTGCGCCAGCATCCACAAAGCACCACGGATGCGAAGAAGGCGGTCTGGTGAAGCATTCGCTGAATGTGTGCAAGAGACTGCTGGACAGAAAAGACCTGAAGTGCAGCTGGGAGACAGCGGTCATCGCATCGCTGCTTCACGATGTCTGCAAGATAGACAACTACATTCCGGTGGCGGGAGAGGATGGCGACATAAAAGAGTGGAAATACAATCAACACCTTCAACTGCCCATCGGACACAGTGAGCGCAGCATCATCCTGATACAGCAGACAGGAATGACATTGACGCTGGAAGAGATGGTGGCAATTCGCTGGCACATGGGTGCATTCGATAAGGCAGCCTGTGGCGGCAGCAGAGAGATGTCAGAAGCCTTCAGACAATATCCGCTTGCAGTACAGCTGCATCTGGCAGACATGGAAGCGACATATCTGGACGAAGGGAGGAAGGACTGATGAAAACTATTGAATGCAATGAATGCGGAGCAGTGATTGAACAAAGAGAAGACCTGCTTCAGCATCAGGTGATAGACAAGGATGATTCCGGTCAGGATATTCAGGAGACTTTTTTTACATGCCAGAGTTGCGGCACACATTATACGGTCATCATCACAGACAGACCGATGCGCCTGATAATTGAGAAAAGAAAGACCATCAGGAAAAAAATCGGAAGAGCGATGAAGAGCTGCACGAAGAAGAATGTCGTGGCGACCAGAATGCAGGTGGACAAACTGGTGGCAGAGGATGAAGAACTTCGCAAGCAGCTGAAGAAGATGTCCACGCAGCTGAAGGAGAAATACAAGGAGGAATGACAGTGAGCCACAGAAGAAAGTACACAATGTCTGCCTATCGTGATTCAATTCGCAGGGGCGACATTTACTACATAAACAACAACAGGGGGCAGGTCGGAAGCGAAATGAAGAAGGACAGACCTGCGGTGATTGTATCGAATGATATGAACAACAGATACAGCAACGAGGTCACGGTGGTATTTCTGACAACGCAGCCGAAGAAAGAAATGCCGACACATGTGAAGATACGAAGCACCGGAAGGACATCGGTGGCATTGTGCGAAGCACCGACAACGATTGACAAGAAGCGGGTGAATAATTTCATGGGCAGGGCATCGTATTCGGAAATGAGAGCAATCAGCAGAGGGCTGGACATAGCACTGGATGTGACAGAGGAAGGAGGAAGGTCGAATGTATAACATGGAAGAATGGCTGCGTCAGGCGATTGCAGCGACAGGTGGATTCATCCTGTGGGTGATTTTGATGATGGTGGCAGCAGCACTGGTACTTCTGGCGGTCATCGTGGTGTATGCGGTGATAAAGGCAGCAGTGGATAGTATCAAGGGAGGAAAGAAAAAAGATGAATAAAAATATCTACATGGGCAGATTGACAAGGAATCCAGAGGTCAGATATTCGCAAGGGAATGAGCCGATGGCGATTGCAAGATTCACATTGGCGGTGGACAGGAAAGTGAGAAGACAGGAAGGACAACAGAATGCAGACTTCATTCCATGCGTGGCATTCGGTAAGCTGGGAGAATTCGCAGAGAAGTATCTGAAACAAGGAACAAGAATCCTTCTGGAAGGAAGAATGCAGTAAGGCAGCTACACAGACAAAGAAGGTCGCAAGGTGTACACATTAGAGTGCTGCGCTGAAAATATCGAATTTACGGAAAGTAAAGCATCAGAGCAGAGAGGGCAGCAGGATGCAGCATCTTCATACAGTGACGCTGGCGATGGATTCATGAACATACCGGATGGCATTGATGAAGAATTGCCTTTCAGCTAAAAACAAAGGAAGAAGGTGAAGACATGGGACTGAAGGATGTTATCAGAAAAGCAGGAGAGAAGCTGAAGAACATCACCGGAATCGGAAAGAGCGGGCAGGAAGTCAGACAAGTGCTGAAGCTGCCGGATGAAATGACAGAATACACGATAGAGCGGCAGAAGAAACGAAGACACATCGGCATCGACTTGGCAGCAGCTGAAGACCTGACTGCATACATAAAGCAGGACGAAGCCACAAAAGGCGCAGGAAGCGAAAAAGAGCCGCAGGCAGAGGAAAACACACAGGAAGCGGAAAAAGGGCAGGAAGCGGCAAAAACAGAAGCCACAGCAAGCCTTCAGGAGCTTCTGGAAACACTGGACGAAGAGAAATGGAAAGAGATGCAGGAAGCACTTGCAGAATGCGCCGATAAGATGGGAATTACAGCGGAAGAGCTGATGAAAAGAGTGGAAAAAGCGGCAGCAGTCATGACCGCAGCATTCAAAGCGATTCGAGATGCAATGATGAAGGCTGCGCCAGTGATTCGAGACTGGTTAAAGGAATACTACGACAGCATGAGCGGACTGGATAAGTGGCAGCGCATGAAGTTGGAAATGCCGAACAATGAACGAAGAAGAAAGAAGCTGCCGATGGTAAGAAGGCAAGCACATCTGCGCAATCTGCGGAATCAGAGGAAGCGCAAAAAGAAGTAAAGGGAAGGTGACAGCGATGGATGAAGAGAAGATTGTGGAGGTGGTGCAGGCAGCAGTCAAAGCAGCAGTGCAGGAGCAGGAAGCCGCCAGAGCGAAACAGGAGCGTCAAAAAGTCTTGTACAACACAAGAATGCTGATGGAAGGGTACAGAGAGATGCAGGAGCATCTGAAAATCGCCATTTCAGAGGTCGAAGAACTGGAAGAAGATGAATACAGTATATTAAGGGGCGAGAATTCGCATCTGGAAAGTGTCAGAAGGTCAAAATTGCAGACAGCGATGATGATTGCAAACATCGACAGGGCGATGGAACAGCTGAAGAAAGAATTGACCGAAAAAGGGCAGAAATACAAGTACGAAGCATTTAAGATGCACTACATTGACGGATTCACACTGGAAGACATCGCTGAAAAATTGAATTGCGGAAAAAACACACCTTCGAGGTGGATAAAAGAGATGATTCGCAGAATGAGTGTGAAAATATTCGGAATTCAGGGAATTGAAAAATGGTGATTCCAAAAAGACAACTTTTTAAGGGAAAACAGATTTTTTTATGGTGAAAAGTTGGGGAAAAGTTGGGGTTTTAATAGGGGAATGTAAATGATAAAATTGTAGCGTGGAAAGTTGCGAAGAGAGCCGCTGTACAGACCGAAAATCTGGCAGCGGCTTTTTTATTGCCATTTTTCCCGCCCTCAAATGGCTGAAGCAGGCATCCCAGAAAAGGGGTGTCTGCGGATGCCTGAAAATGGCTATATAGGGGGGCATACAGGGCGACCTGATAAGGGGGCTATATACAAGGCTTCCACAGGGGGTGCTGTATAAGGGCTTCCCATAAAGGGCTATATATAAGGCTTCCAGAAGGGGGCTATATAGGGGGCTTATATAAGGCTATATAGGGGGGTGGTATATGTGCTATTGCACACATGCAGATGCGGTGCGCTGATACCGCAGGGGGTGTCCCTGTGTAGCACCTGTGCAGCAGCGTCAGAAGGCACAAATAGCAGGCACATGCAGTACAACAGGACACGCAGGAACAGCAAGGCTGCTGCCTTCTATGTGAGCGGCGAATGGAGACCAGTCAGAGCCAACACACTGCGCCTATATGATGGGCTTGATATATATGCCTATTACATACAACACAGGATTGCAACAGCTGACATGGTGCATCACATCATAGAGCTTGATGAAGACTGGTCAAGAAGGATTGATATGACAAACCTTCTACCATTAAGCAATCAGAATCATGGCATTATCAGTGCCTTGTATGAGAAGGATGAAGCAACGAAGAGACAGACGCAACAGCTTCTCTTCGGGCTGATAGCGTCCCACTGGAAGGACGCAGGGGGTATCGAAAAAGTTTTACTTGGCGGCATTTAGTCGCGCTTCCCCTGTTCTGTGGAGAAAACTCCCCACGGAAATTCCAGAAGATGCCCACCAGAAAAAGGGCAGTGTCAGAATCTGACACACCGCAAGGAGACCAGCGAAGAAGGGAGGTCGCAAAGCATGGCAGGACAAAGACAGCCCATCGAGCTTCTACAAGCAAAGGGCAAAAAACATCTGACAAAAGCAGAGATTGAAGAGCGAATGCGCACGGAAGTGAAAGCACCAGCTGACAAGGTCACTGCACCTGCATACCTGTCACCGGAGCAGAAGAAAGTATTCAAGAAAATTGTGAAGGAGCTTCGTGCGATTAACCTGATTTCAAATCTGGATGTGGATGCACTGGCGAGACTGGTCATCGCACAGGAGAAGTACATCGCAGTCACGACAGAGTTGAACAAACAGCCTGTGATGGTGACTGTACAAGTGCCAACAGGCAAGAAGGACGATGCCGGACAGCCTATCATGAGAGAAAAAGAAGTCGTGAATGGTGAAGTCGAGCGTCTGGCACTGCTTCAAGACAGGTACTTCAAACAGTGCAGACAGGGTGCAGCAGACTTCGGTCTGACCGTGTCATCCAGATGTCGGCTTGTAGTGCCTAAAGCAAGGGACAACGAGCCACCAAAAGAAAACAAATTCAAACAGAAATTCGCATAGGTGCGAATGCAGAAAAAAGACAGAGTAACACAGTACGCACTGGATGTCCTTGCGGGGAATGTGGCAGCTGGCGAACTGGTGAAGCTGGCATGTCAGCGACACTTAAATGACATTGAACAATCAAAGGCTGCACCATATCGGTACTACTTCGATGTGGATGAAGCAGAGCGCATCATCGACTTCGCAGAGACGCTGACAATCGCTGAAGGCGAAGAAGAGCATCAGGTCGAAGCATATCCATTCCAGTGCTTCATTCTGGGAAGCATCAATGGATGGCGCACGAAGGATGGAGGACACAGAAGATTCCGCACCAGCTACATTCAGCTGGGCAGACAGAACGGAAAGAGCTTCATAAACGGAATCCTTGCTGCGTACTATGGCAATTTTTCTGGGTACAAGTACGGTCAGATATACTGTACAGCTACCAAAAAAGAGCAGGCGATGATTGTCTTCAACGAAATTGTGAAATTTATCAATTCCGATGCAGACCTTCTGGAATGTTTCAAGGTGCATGAACACAACAGCACCATTGACTGCCTGCTGACAAAATCAAAAATCAAGGCACTGTCAGGAGATACGAAGTCCATTGACGGATTCCGTCCGTACTTGGGAATCGTTGACGAATACCATGCGCACAAGGACGAGCAGATGTACAAGCTGCTTGAAGGCGGTATCAAGAAGATGAAGTCTGCATTGATTTCCGTCATCACCACTGCCGGATTCGACCTGAAATCGCCTTGCTATGCACTGTATGAATACTGCAAGAAGGTGCTGAAAGGCATCGTGCAGAATGAAAGTCAATTCATATACATCGCACAGATGGATGAATCGGATGACATGTGGCTGCCGGAGAATTGGCTGAAGGCGAATCCGATTCTGGAATACGACAGGGACGCACTTGAAAACATGATTCCGATTGCTGCGACCGCAAAGGAAATGGGCGGCGCAACACTGCGAGACTTCATTGTCAAGCAGCTCAATATGT